CGTGGTATGCACCTATACGGCAGAAAGATTCTTCGTCCAGAAGCAATCGTAACTGCTAAATATAACGCAGCGTAAGGGGAGATTGAATTATGGCTTTAGGTGATAATACACTTCAATCTGCTCGGGGAGCCAATGCTAACCCAGGTAGAAAACCTTACATGGTTCAAACTGTTTTGAATCTAGCAACTGCTTTGTCTGATAAAGGTTCTGCTCTTGCAGCTTCCGATATTATTCCAGTAATTGCTGTCAAAAAAGGAACCATGATCCTTAATGCAGGTATCGAAGTTGATACAGCTTCTGATGGTTCTACATTAACTCTAGATCTAGGAACAGGGGCAGATGCCGATTGTTTTATAGATGGATTTGATGGAACATCTGCAGCAGGAGTTGTTGCTCAAAATATAGCGGCATATCAACCATTAATGGCTGTCGCAGATGACAACATTGACCTAACAATTGCAACACTATCTGGTGGTGCAGTTACTTCAGGTAAGTTGCGCATCTGGGCATGGATGATGGATTGCACAGATATAGGCAATGACGGTACTGCTCAAGAAGTAGATCGTGATACACTTGCATAACTAACTTAAGGGGCAGGGCAACTTGCCCCTTTAACTTACTGATATGATACTTACAGCTAAAAATAAACATGCAGAATGGGACATACGTGTTTTTAATTTAGATGAAGTATATTGGGAATTAGATGAAGCTGCTAAAAGAGATTTAAAATTTTTAGAAGCTATAAAGAATAGTATAGATAATAAAGGGATGCTTTGGCCTCCGATAGTGTGGACACAAAAAACTTTTTTAAAGTATTTTGAAGATCAACCAAAAAGACAAGATCCCATGAAAAGAGTAAACACAAATTTTATTTATCGTTGTGCAATAGGTAATAGCAGATTTAATTACGCAAAAGAAAATAGATATACACAAATAGAATGTGTATTTGTACCTAAATGGCAAGATAAAGATACAGTTTTAAAAATTACTCAAATGGAATATTGTGTAGATTTTTAATAAAATAGGGTAGTTATTTATGGCAACTTACGTAACATTGGTTAATCAACTTTTAGTTCGTTTAAACGAAGTAACATTAGATACTGCAGGTGAGGGATTTACTACAGCAAGAAATGTTCAAGCTCTTGCTAAAGATGCTATTAATAACTCTATTAGAAATATAATACAAACAGGGCAAGAGTTTCCTTTTCTTAAAACAACACAGACACAAACATTAACAGCAGGAACAAGACAGTATGATTTTCCTACTGACTTTGCTTCTGTAGATTGGGATACCTTTTATCTAAAAAAATTAAATTCTGTAGGTAATACACCTAGTTTTTTACCTACAATATCTTTTGAAGAATACACCCAAAGATTTCGTGGACTAGATGATGAAGGAGATTCTGGTTCTGGCATATCAGCACCTCAAAGAGTTTATCAAACATTAGAAGAAAAATTTGGAGTAACGCCTGTTCCAGATAATAGTTATCAAGTAGAATATGTATATTTCTTTTTTCCTGCAGACTTAACTGCTTTTAATGACATATCTTTTATACCAGATAGATTTAATCATGTAGTTATAGATGGTGCTATGATGTATATGATGAGATTTAGATCTAATGAGCAAAGTGCTGCAATGCACCAACAAAATTTTCAAGATGGTATTAGGTCTATGAGACGAATACTTATGGATGACCCACTTGATGTTAGGTCTACAGTTTTACAGAGAAATAAATCATTTAGCAACACAATTAGTAGTATTGTATAATGCCCGAAAATTTAGCTTCTTTTAAAGTTTTCTGCCAAGGTGGACTAAGCACCAGTAGGGATGTGTTATCTCAAGGTGAAAATCAACCTGGATCTGCAACTTCACTTATTAATTATGAACCTGCTGTTACTGGTGGATATAGAAAAATAAATGGGTTTTCTAATGACTTTGGTACGGTTACAGGAACAGGAAGTGTTCTTGGGGTTTGTGTAGCTAACGGTATTAACGATGGAATACTTGCTTGTAGAAAACCTTCTTCAGGTAATAATTATTTACATAAATGGAATAATTCTACAAGTTCTTGGGATGCTGTAACTACTTCTGGTTCACCTACTATGGTAGGTGTTACTAAAGTTAGATTTTCTAGATATAATTTTGGATCACCAAAAGTTGTTTTAACAGATGGAATAAATCCTGCAGCAACTTATGATGGCAGTACATATACACAAATTACACATTCAGATGCACCAACAGATCCAAAAGTCTCTGCTATATTTCAAAACCATTTATTTTTAGCAGGTGATCCTGCACACCCAACTAAGTTATTTTTTAGTGCTCCACTTGCAGAAACAGACTTTGCATCAGCTAACGGAGCAGGTGTAATAAATGTAGGTTTTCCTGTAGTTGCAATTAAATCATTTAGAAATGAACTGTTTATATTTGGCTCAACTAATATTAAAAAATTAGGTGGTACTTCATCAGCTAATTTTGCACTACAAACTGTTACAGATGATCTTGGTTGTTTAGCTACAGATAGTGTTATAGAAATAGGTGGTGATCTACTCTTTTTATCTCAAGATGGTCTACGTCCTATTGCAGGTACAGCAAGAATTGGTGACGTTAATTTAGAAACAGTGTCTAAAAATATTCAATCTATTTTTACTGATGTTGTATTTGACATTGATCTTGATACTCTTAACGCTGTAGTAATTAGACAAAAATCACAGTTTAGATATTTTTTTGGTGCAGCAGATTCACAAGGTATTATTGGTGGATTTAGACAAACACCAAATGGTTTGCAGTTTGAATATAGTCAAATGCTAGGGATTACGGCTACTTGTGCAGACAGTGGGTATATAGGACAAAATGAATTTGTTCTTCATGGTGCTTCAGATGGTAAAGTGCATAGACAAGAACAAGGTAATAATTTTGGGGGTAATCCTATATTTAGTGTTTTTCAAACCCCATTTTTTCATATGCAAGATCCAGAGCAAAGAAAAATATTTTATAATGTAGCTACTTACTTACGTTCTGAAGGTGACAATGAAATTGTTATGTCAATAGTATATGATTATGAGGATGTAGATACATTAAATCCAACTAACTTTAATTTATCAACAGCGGGAGCAGCCGCTTTTTTTAACGAAGCGACATACAATAGCACTGCAATATTTGATGGTAATCCATCGCCAGTTCAAAGAACTAATATATCAGGATCAGGTAAATCCGCATCTTTTAAATTCGTTACTAATGATTCCAGTGCATCACACAGTATTCAAGGTTTAGTGATTACATTTGGAGTAGGAGACAGGTTATAACATGGCAGGTTATTCAAGACAATCAGCAGCCGATATTATCGC